GTGAAGAATTTATCCAGCTTAAAGATAAGATATTTCAAAAGGATAATCCAAAGGACTGGTGGTTAAGAGCAATTTCAGTTTCTGCTCGCGCAAGTAAAGAAGAGCAAGCAGAAACTTTGGCTGGTTTACACGGAGATCATTTGCTTATAATTGCTGATGAGGCTTCAGGAATTCCAGATCCGGTCTTTATTCCCCTGGAGGGAGCTTTAACAAATGTAGATAATAAGGTACTTCTTTTAGGCAATCCAACAAAAAACACCGGATACTTCTATGACACGCACTATCATGTTGAGATTAAGAAGGACTGGACCAAACTTCAATGGGATTCCAGAAAGTCATCAAATGTTGATCCCTCCTATCCAGAATACATGGCGCGGAAGTACGGAGTTGACTCAAACATTTACAGAATCCGTGTCATGGGCCTTCCCCCTCTTGCAGACGAGGATACTCTCATTCCTCTCTACGCTGCGGAGCAGTGCATTGGTCTGGACTTTGTTGTGGCTGAAGATGAGCCCCTCTACCTTGGAGTGGACGTGGCTCGGTATGGGAGTGATGATTCTATCATATTGCCCAGAAGAGGAAACAAGGTTTCCCCTTGGGAGCGCTTCAATGGGTTAAACACTATTACACTTGGAGGCTTTATTAACCAGGCCTATCAAGAGCAGAACGCAGATGGTTGCGCAATAGATGTGATTGGGGTGGGGGCTGGTGTTGCAGACTGGTTGCAAAAACACGGGATGCGGAACCTCTACATGGTGAATGTGGCTAACAGCAGTTCAAACATAGAGAAATATGATAGGTTGCGAGATGAACTATGGTGCCGTGTTAGGGACAAATGCCTACTTGGGATGTACAGCTTTCCAGACATTAAGAGGCCAGGTGAGACCTTGTCTATCGGACAAGAAATTGCTAATGAGTTGGCGTCTGTCCGTTATGGCTTTAATGCCCACGGAGGTATCAGAGTCGAATCAAAAAGAGATCTCAAAGCACGGGGCATTGCCAGTCCCAATATTGCAGATGCCCTGTGTCTCAGTGAATATTTTTCAAATATCTCAACCAGAGTCTTTCGACCTAAATCACGCAGTAGAGACACTGTGGTACGTCCTTGGGAAACTGGTAGAGGACGAAGGGTAGGTGGTGGGCGGGCCAGTCAGAGATGGATGGCGGCGTGATGGAGAATTGTCAAATAATTGGACGGAACTGGGATGAGGGCCAGTAGCATATCCTAACCGAAACATGCAGCGGCTTTTAATTTAAAGTAAATTTAAGGAGAAGAGAGATGGCGGGAATTTCAGATTACATAATGCGGCAGTTAATGGCTGGGCAAAGGCAACAAGCGGAGGCTGAATCTGTTGCAAGGGAAGCTAATGGTCCCGCCGTCCAGGATCAGTTGGAACGTGGGCAGCCTGTTCCCCCCGACCAAGCAGCTTCGCAACAAGTAGACCCCAGGATTGATTACATTGCGAAAAGATTGGCAATGGTTGAGGGAAGACCGGAGGAGAAATACCAGATTTTTGTTAGCGTTCTTCCCCAGATTATAGATGCCTTTACTGCTCAGATGCAAGGAGGCGCGGGACCTGAACAAGGCGGGGGCACTTTTCAGTACGAAGTCGGCGGGAACATGGCTGGGAGGTAATATGCCTGCCAAGGTTATGAAATTGAGGAGTGGTCTTTATCAAGTGAAGACCCCAAACGCTGTTCATGCGAAGGGAACAACCTTGGAAAAGGCAAAGTCTCAACAGCGTTTGTTAAATGCTATTGACCACAACCCTGAGTTTGCTAAAATGATTAAGGCGAAGAGGGGAAAGAGTGGAGTTGCGAGGCCACGTAGATGAACTACGAAGAAGACAGTCCAATACAGACAGGGCAAGCACTGCAGCCAGGGAACAAGATTCCTACTGAGGGAAGTGACGACGATCGGACGTTGCTTAACCAGTTGATGGAGTGGCTTCGCATGGCAGAGGCATCTCCTTCTGAGAGCGATTGGCGTGTGGACTCTAAGGAATCTTATGACTTCTACGCAGGTAAACAGGACACGGATGAGGTTTTAAGTATTCTTGCTGACCAAAACCGTCCTGCTACTGTTTACAATGAAGTAAAGTCGAAGATCGACATGCTGATAGGGCTTGCATCGCAAAGTCGAAAAGCCCCAATGGTCTTCCCTGTTGAAAACAATGACTCTGCGCTGGCTGAAATAGCTAATGGGGCCTTTAAACACTTTAGGCGCACGGCCAGAGTTGCTCGGAATGAGGTCGAATGCTTTGAGCATATGGCTAAGTCTGGCAGATCGCTTCTTCACTTTTACATTTCTGGGGATGATCCATATAATCCTGAAATAAAAAGCAAAAGGATACATGGCAGGGATTACAGACTGGACCCCAACTCCGTCGAGTATGATATGTCTGATGCCAGATTTATCTTTGTGGATAAATACTTTAGTGAAGATGACCTTAAGTTTTACTTCCCAGAGCTTGACCCGGATGAGATAAAGCAGTTAGATACAACCAATCCTGAGAATCCTTCTTTCTACTCTCAGGAAAGGGAGATGTACCGCGTCACTGAGTGCTGGTACCGCAAGGTTGAAAAGGTTCATTGGGTAATGAATCCTTTGACTAAACGAAGCGAGCCGCTTTCTCCTGTTGAATACAGGAATCTTGTCCGAAAGCTGAAAGATGGTATAGATCTTCCTAATGGAACAACACTGAAAAAAGAACAGTTCCCATCTGTTGAAAGGGTCCGCAGGACCATCCATTACGCAATATTCTCTAACACAAAGATTATTAAGAAAGGACCATCCCCTTACAAGCATGGGGAGTTTCCTTATGTGCAATTTGGCGCTTACAAGGATGATGACAACAATCTTTGGTTCGGCGCAATCGAGGCGATGAAAGATCCTCAAAGAGGGATCAATGTCATGCGGAGGCAGTTGCAACATCTTCTTCAGACTGCCCCTAAAGGCATCTTCATGCATGAATCTGGAATGGTATTAGACATTGAGAAGTATGAGAAGAGGTCGTCTGAACCTAACTTCCACATGGAGCTGGCGCAGGGGGCGCTCGCACAGGGTAGGGTAAAATTTAGCGACCAACCTCAGATCAGTCCTATTTACGCTCAACTGATTGGCATGGACATACAGGCAATCAAGGATGCATCTGGAATACAGGATTCTTTGATGGGGATTCAGACTTCATCCAGGGAGCCTGGCATTACAGTGAGGATGCGGCAGGAAACTGGTTTAGCCGTTCTGTTCATCCTGTTCGACAATTACCGCGAGTCACGACTGCAAGCTGGAAGGCAATTGTTGTCCCTTATACAGCAATATGTTACCGAACCTCAGTTGATACGGATTGAGGGAGAAGAAGGTGCCAAGCTAATGCAGATTAACAGCCAGAAGAATCCTGATGCTCCTGGTTTTAATGACATCTCGACTGGAAAATACGATCTGGTCCTGGATGATGCTTTAGACAGCCAGACCATGCGGATGGCCATCTCGCAGATGCTGGTTGATTACAGCCAAAATAACCCGAACGTAATCCCGCCTGATTTAATCATGGAATATTCTGACCTTCCCCTAACAGCAAAAAACAAGGTTAAAGAGTACAATCAAATGATGCTGGATAGGGAAGAAAGAATGAAGATGGCGTCCAGGCGGCTCAGCAAAAAGCTGCACAAGATGTTCAGATCGAACAGGCAAACATGGAGTTGAAGAAATACATGGCTGACTTGGATGCAAGCGTAAAATTGCTGATTTCTAAGATTGATGCAGGTGTGCAGTCAGAAAGAACAGCAGCGGAATTTGAGGCAGCTGTAGTAACGGCGGACAAAGGGAATGAAAAGGTAGTTTTAAGTAACTTGACTAGACCAATTAACAACAATTCAAAAACAAGCAAAGAAAGGGAGGGTTAGGACTTATGGCATTTACGGCTGAAGAACTTATGTTGATGCAAGAGGAAGCTGAGCGCGAGCATCAGGCTTCGCTTGAGGTCAGCGAGGGGAAAGCTTCTGGCGCCGACAGTACTACGAAGGAAACTTCAGGTGAAGAGAAGGATGAAACTTCTGCTGACAAAAAAGAGGAGGACGCTAAAGGTGGCGAAGCAAAAGCAAAAGAAGATGAAAAAGGAGCCGCCGGTGGTGAGCAAGGCGGGAAGAAAAAAGAAGAAGACGAAGTAGTTCAGGATAATGAGGAAGTGCGGGAGCTTCGAGAGATTTCGCGCTCGCAGAAACTTGAACTGGATCGTATGACTCGAGAGTATGAGAGACTTAATAAGATCCTGAAGGACAAGGGTCTTATTGATGAGGAAGATGAGAACGTAAGAAAGGCTCAAGAAGATGCTGCTCGTGCCAACTATGAGCGGCGTGTCTCCACCCTGAACGACATGCTCGAAATAATGAAGGTTAATCCTAAGTACGAAGACATCGAGGATGTTGTTTCTCAAAGGAACTTTGATGACATGGTGACTGCTTTGTCAAAGTACTACGTGAGTCAAAAAGGCGGAGATGTGCAGTCTATTATGACCGAGATCGAAAGAGAGATCTGGTCGCTCCCTAATCCGTACAAGTATATGTATGATATGATTAAAAAGTATCATCCTTCGTATTCTGCTAAAAAGGAAGAGAAAACAATCCTTGATGATGTGAAGAAAGCACTTGAGAAAGGGGAGAAAAAAGAGGGCGGCAAGGAGAAAGTAAAGGAACAGGCCATGAGTCTCCAAGATCTTCCTGGTGGTGGCAGCAAAGATGGAGGTGGTTGGACAGCTGCCAAGATTGATGCTATGGATGAAAGTGATTTGGTGAAGGTTCCTGCGGAGATTTACTCGAAGTACATGCGTGGGGAACTTCCTTAACAAAATTAAAATAAAGGAGAAAACGAATGAGTGGTTATCCTAAAACTCAGTTTGCAACGAACGATTCCCTGACCAGGAAAAAGTGGGCGCGGGACTTGTTCAGTGTTCTTCTTCCGGCAACCGAGTTCAATGATCTCACTGGAAAGGATAGCAACGCTATTATTCAGATGAGAACAGAACTGGCCAAGGGAGAAGGTGATACGATTACCTTTGGTCTGCGCCTTCCGCTGACCGGCACTGGCGTTCAGGGAAACGACACGGTTGAGGGGAATGAAGAGAAACTTGTCTTCAAGAACTTTTCCGTTACGCTGAACGAGCTCAACCATGCGGTTGACACTGGTGGCAGAATGGAAGAGCAGCGGGTTCCCTACAACCTGCTGGAAGAAGGTAAAAACGGCCTCCAGGATTGGTGGGCTTCCAAACTTTCCGATTATGCTTTTGCTGTTCTCTGCGGTGACACCGCCTATGAAGTGGTTTCAGGTAAAGGCACCTTTGGCACTGCCATTACAGCTCCGTCAACTTATCATCATCTTACCATGAACGACACGGCGGAAGCTTCCATTACCAGCGCCGACATGCTGGATCTGTCCTTCCTTAACAGGATGAAACAGCGAGCAGAAGTTCCCATTCCCGGTACGAACTGTTATAAGGTTCGCCCCTTGAAGATCGGTGGGAAGAACTACTTCCGCGTCATCCTGCATACCTACGTTTTTGATGCTCTTCGCGAAAATACTAACGTGGGACAGTGGGGCGATTTGCTTCGCTCGGCCAACAAGCTGGCTGTTCCTGGTGTCGAGATTGAATACAACGGCATGCTGATTTCTAAGTCCGAGCGTATTCGGTCCCCTTACAGCGGCGTGTACAGAAACATTCTTCTCGGTTGCCAGGCTGCTGTGTTTGGCTGGGGTGGCGCCGGTGAATCCAAGTCAACTACGATGGCCTTTGTTCCTTACCAGCAGGATGCTCAGCGTTTTATGATGGTTCGCGGTGGCGGTATCTTTGGTATGGCCAAGTCTGTCTTTAACTCCGAAGACTACGGCGTGATTGTCGGCTCTTCTTACGGTGCGGCCATTGGCTAAGGAGGTTTTTAAATGGCTAATACAGATCTCTACACCAATGCTTTCGCGGATAATTACAGGCTGGCCAAAAGCCGTCTGATAATTAGCCCCTCGGACGGGACCTACAATGTCATTAGGATTCCTAAGTATGCCTTCGTCAAGGATGTTTGGCTCCAAGTTACGACGGCTGCTGATGTGACGCCTACTGCTTGTACGGTTGGCTGGCTCGGCAACGGTGAGACCGCAGTTACCAATGGTTTTATCACCACTGATGTTGCGGAGCCTACCAAAACTGGACTTAAACGCGCTCAGAAGGATACTCTTACTACCTTTGAAGGTAAGTACTTCAGCGGGGCTACGGGTATCATTACATTTACGTTTGCAGCAGGAAGTGCGACTACTCTTGGGTACTATCGTGTTTTCTGTGAATACACTGTTATCCACTAAGGAGGATCATAATGGCGACTGTTACTATCATTAACGATGTGCGAAGAACGGATCTACGGTGCAATGTGCTGGAGAATCCGTACTGGATCACTTCTGGTTTGGTCGATGCCTCAGCAACTGCTGCTATCGACGATAAGTATATTATCCTTTTCAGCTTTCCAACAGCCTCACAGAAGATCTGGATTGAGCAGGTTATGGTTGAGGTAACGTTGGCGTTTACCGCTGGTACGACCTTTGACATTGGTCTTTGCACTCTGGCCACTGATGCAGTTACGACGGCTGGAGTAGGCACAACTGTTGATGACGATGAGTTTATTAAGTCTGCAGATATTACGGCTACATCTGCTGGTGTATACGCTCCTACGACCAGCAATACCAGTGACTGGCTTACGGCAAAGATCGCGGGTTCCTATGCCTCACCCTACTGTATTACCGGCGCTGCTACTACTGTTCCCGCAGTTATGATGATCGCGGCCAATGCAGGTACTATTGCGGCTGGAAAGTGTCGTGTCCATATGTGCATCAACGTTAAACCGTAAAGAACCGTGTAATTTTTTGACGATTCTTGAATAACTAATGGAGTGTCTG